TCTGATGTTATTTCCCCGAAAACCGCCGTAATGACCCAGAGCGGGCCTTGTTTGGGCCAACCTGCGCAGCCTTTAGACTAATGAGTACCGAACCTAAACAGACCTTACGGGGGCTAGTGCAACCACGCTTGCATAACGTTTTGTTATCAGGGCCTAGCCGCGGCGGTGAGGTTGCAGAGCTTGCAGAGCGTATCGGCTTGCCCCTTTTACCGTGGCAGCGCTTTGTTTTAGACGATATGCTCACAATAGATAAAAATAAACAGTTTATCCGGCGTACAAACTTGGCAATATGCGCTAGGCAAAACGGTAAGACTCATTTAGCGCGTATGCGTATATTAGCTGGCCTGTTTTTGTTCAATGAGCGTAACCACATAGTAATAAGCTCTGCTAGATCTATGGCCCTTACTACTTTTAGAGAGGTAGCCAACGCTATAGAGGACAGCCCCGAGCTAAAGAAAGATCTTAAAAAAATACTATACACAAATGGTAACGAGGCTATTATCTTAAAAAGTGGAGCTAGGTTAGACGTTAGAGCTGCTACCCGCGATAGCTCTAGAGGTGCTAGCGCTGACTTTTTGTTTATAGATGAGCTTAGAGAAATAGACCAAGAAGCCTACGCAGCTGCTCTACCTGTAACCCGCGCGCGCCCTAATAGTCAAACACTTATGGCTAGTAACGCCGGTGATGCCTTTAGTACTACGCTTAATGAGTTACGGGAGCGCTGCCAAAGTAACCCGCCGCCCTCTTTAGGCTATTACGAATATAGCGCCCCACCATTTTGCGCCCTAGATGATCGTAAAGCGTGGGCAGCTGCTAACCCGGCGCTAGGCATACTGATAACTGAGGAAACCTTACAGGAAGCGCTTACGGTGCAGACTACAGAGCAATTTAGGACAGAAAGCCTTAGCCAATGGATAGATAGTTTGCAAAGCCCGTGGCCCTTTGGATCTGTTGAGGATAGCAGCGATATAAACCTAAAGATGAGCCCCGGGCCGCTTACTGTTTTTGCCTTTGACGTTAGCCCTAGCCGGCGTGATGCCAGTTTAGTAATGGGCCAGCTGTTACCTAACGGCAAGATAGGCCTAGCAGTACTAGAAACTTATAGCTCACAGGTAGCAGTAGATGAGGTTTTAGTAGCAGCCTCTATAAAAAAATGGGCTGACCTGTATTACCCGCGTTTAGTCTGCTACGACAAATACACTACTGCCAGTATCGCGCAAAGGCTACAAAATGCAGGCGTACAGACCCGGGATATATCGGGGCAGACATTTTATACCGCCTGTAGCGATATGTACGACGCTTTAGTAAATGACCGCTTGCGCCATAGCGGGCAAGATGCGCTAATACAACAAATGGCTAACTGCGCAGCTAAACAAACCCCGGACGCTTGGCGTATTGTTAGGCGCAAGTCTGCCGGGCCTGTAGATATACCTATTGGACTAGCTATGGTGATACACATATTGGCGCAACCTGTAGCAGAGGCAAAGGTATATGCCTAGACACGCCCAAGCCTAAACTCTCTACCTATACTTGACTTTTAGGCAATAATGCCCCTATGGGATTATTACAAACTATAGGCCTGCGTAAAAAAGACGTAGAGGCGCAATTATCGCCGCCTATTATGGCCCAAACTTACGGCGCGGGTGTTTACACGTTTGGCGGTTTATACAATACAAGCGGCGTACCGTTTATAGATAGAAACTTAGCCTTGCAAGTACCCGCAGTAAGTAGATGCCGTAACTTGATCTGTGGCGTTATTGCAAGTATAGATTTAGAGCTAATACAAAAAAGTACAGGCCGTAAATTACAGACACCTGTTTGGCTAGATCAACCAGATATTAGGCAACCACGCAGCGTAACCATAAGTTACACGGTGGATAGTCTGTTGCTATATGGGGTTGCTTATTGGCGCGTTACGTCTTTGTATGAGGACGACGGCAGACCTAGCGGTTTTGAGTGGGTAGCTAATACACGCGTTACAGTAACTACAGACCAATATGGTGATGAGGTAGATTATTACTCTGTAAATGGTGTACGCGTACCAGATAGCGGCGTAGGCTCTTTAGTAACTTTTCAAAGTTTATTACCCGGCGTGTTAGAAACAGGCGGGCGCACAATACAAGCCGCGTTAGACATACAAAAAGCGGCAAGCGTTGCAGCTGCTACACCTATGGCAACAGGTTTTATAAAAAATAGTGGGGCAGACTTACCAGAGGCACAAATACAAGGGCTGTTAGCTAGTTGGAAGGCAGCGCGTGCATCACGCAGCACAGCTTATTTAACTAGCACGTTAGATTATCAAACTGTAGGTTACTCACCTAAAGAAATGATGTATAACGAGGCATCACAGTATTTAGCTACTGAGATAGCGCGTTTAATGAACGTACCGGCATATTACATAAGCGCGGATATGAATAACTCAATGACTTACCAAAATATCATAGACGGGCGCAAAGAGTTTGTAGCTTATTCATTACAGCCGTTTATTAGCGCTATTGAAAACAGGCTCAGTATGGACGACGTAACAAGGCGCGGTAATCAGGTGCGTTTTGCGTTAGATGATACATTTTTACGCGCTGATACTTTGGCGCGTTTGGAAGCTATAGAAAAAATGCTAACGCTAGGTCTTATAGATCTAGAGCAAGCGCAAAGTATGGAGGAGTTAAGCCCAACCGGACTAACAGAAAGGCCCACAAATGTTATTGACGTTTAGCGGCAATATAGAGGCAGTAGATAACGGCGATAGGCGCACAATTAGCGGCAAAATTGCGCCGTATGGAGAAGTAGGTAACACAAGCGCCGGGCGCGTAGTGTTTGCAGAAAACTCTATAATCGTGTCAGAGCCAAGCAAAGTAAAACTTTTAATGCAACACGATAACAGCAAACCCGTAGGCCGTATGCAAAGCGTTACCAGTAATAAGACCGGGTTATATGCCAGTTTTAAGGTTAGTGCTAGCACACGCGGTAGCGATGCAATTTTGTTAGCACAAGAACAGCTAATGGACGGGCTAAGTGTAGGTGTAGAGGTAGAGGACTCACGCCAAGAAAAAGATTATCTGCTAGTTACGGCTGCTACCTTAAAAGAGGTATCTCTAGTAGAGAGCGCTGCATTTCCAAGCGCTGCCGTGTTAAAAATTGCTGCACAAGAAAACGCAGTAGATCCAAACCAACCCAAAGAAACTAAAGGAGAAACCGTGGACAAAGCCCCGGAAGAAGTAGCATCAGAGGCGACATTTTTGCCAGACGGTGCAACAGTAACGCTAAAAAGCGTTAGCTATGAAAAAGATGATGCCGAGGGTGAAACTACACCTGTAGAAGCCGCGCGCAGAATTATTAAGCCAAGTGCATTAAACTCACAGAGAGTACGCACACCTATTGTAAATATGGCAACATACACAGAGCATAAAATTAAAGCTGCTCTAGGTAATGATGACTCTAAGCTATATGTAACAGCAGCAGATGACTCATTTACTACAAACCCTGCATTTAACCCTACGCAGTATTTATCAGAGTTTGTAAGCAATACAAACTTTGATACACCTACAATTAACGCGCTATCACAAGGCGTTTTACCTAATAGCGGTATGACTATAAGCGTGCCTTCACTTGTAACCTCAGCCGGTGGACAGGCAGGCGTAGCACCTGTAGTAACCGTTGAAGCTGAGGCCGGCGCTGTTCAAAATACAGGTATGGTAACTGAATACTTGTCTGGAACTGTTAAGAAATATAGCGGTATGAATACACTAAGCGTAGAATTGTTAGAGAGGTCTGACCCTAATTTCTACTCTGAATTGACAAACCAACTTCAGCGGGCCTACTCACTTGCAACAGATGCAGCGGTAATTGCTGATATTGTTGCAGGCGGCGTACAAGGTACAGCGGTAGCAGCAACTTCAGCCGGTATTATTAGCTATGTTTCAACAGAAAGCGCTAACATATACAAAAATACTAGCTACTTTGCACGCAACTATATTGCTGGCCCCTCACAATGGTCATTATTGATGGGCGCTACAGACTCAACAGGCCGCCCTATTTACAATGCAGCGCAACCTATGAACGCAGGCGGTCTAAGTACGCCTACAAGTATCCGCGGCAACGTGCTAGGCCTAGACCTTTATGTAGATCATCAAATGGTAGCTACTACTATTGATGACTCAGCGTTTATCGTTGCACCGGAAGCTATGACCGTATATCGCAGCCCTCAGGCGTATATGTCTGTAAACGTAGTATCAAATCTACAAGTACAAGTAGCTATCTATGGCTTTATGGCAACTATTGTAAAAATGCCTAATGGCCTAGTGCGTTATAACTTAACCTGATAAATAACTAATAGTCTGGCAGGGCCTTAGCCCTTTGGCTCTGCCAGACCTACAAAGAAAGGTACAAATATGCCAGCTACTTACGTTACAGCTGCAACACTTAAAGCATCACTTGGCGTAGGCACTTTGTACGACTCTTACACTTGGATAGAGGACACCTGCCAAGCCGCGCAAGATTTAATTAACGGGTTTTTATGGTTTGACTCTGCCCCGGTAGTGGGAACTGCATTAGTGAACAATGTAGCT